GCGTAAAGAAGGTAAAAGTGCTAGCGGCGGTCTTAATGCCAAAGGTCGAGCTTCGTACAATAAAGCTACGGGCGGTAATCTTAAGCCCCCGCAGCCAGAAGGCGGTTCTCGCAAAGATTCATTCTGTGCCAGAATGACGGGTATGAAAAAGAAGTTGACTAGCGAGAAGACAGCCAAAGACCCAAATTCACGCATTAACAAATCTTTGAGAGCATGGAAGTGTTAAAATGAAAGATAGACTCACGAGAGCAGAGATGGAAGCGAAGATCGGGAAACGCGAGCCGCTGCCCGGCGCGGGCAAGCCTCCCGGTCCTAATTGGGAAAAGAAAAAAGAAGCCGTAGGGGCTTCTTCGTCGGGCAGCCTGGGCGACCCCCTCGGGCTCAAGAAAAATCTCCGGGAGCGCATGCAGAACCTCTCTGGCGGGGGTAAAGTGCGCGGCTGTGGGGCGGCTAAGCGCGGACTCAACTTCAAGACGAGGTAATCATGAAAGAATCTAAGCGGATGATGGATGCAGAAATTGCCTTTATGAAAAAGAAAGGTGCGCCGAAGAAGATGATTAAGCATGAAATGGACGAAAAGAAGTCTATGGGGTACGCTGGCGGTGGGATGGTTATGCGTGGTACCGGATGTGCGCAGCGCGGTAAGAAATTCTCCAGGGCTGGATAATGCCGTCTAAGTCGGATAAGCAGCATAAGTTTATGCTGGCTGCGGCGCATAACTCGAAATTTGCCAAAAAGGCCAAAATTCCGCAGAGGGTAGCTAAAGAGTTTGTAGCTGCAGACAAGACTAAGGCCAAAAAAGGTAAGTAATGGCAACGTCAGGAACTTCCTCGTTTACCCTCGATATAATTGAGTTAATCGAGGAAGCCTACGAGCAGGCGGGTCTAGAAGCCCGCTCTGGCTACGACATTAAGACTGCCCGCCGCAGCCTCAACCTGCTTGCTCTCGAATGGGCAAACAGAGGGTATAATCTTTGGACGGTAGAGCAGGGAACAATACTGCTTACTTCTGGCGTTGCGGTATATGATTTGCCAGCCGACACAATCGACGTTATCGAAGGTTTGATTCGTACGACGTCGGGTACAACGAATACAGATATTGTGATATCTCGCGTTGGATTGAATTCTTATGCAACGCTACCCAATAAATCGGCTACGGGGCGTCCGGTCCAATTTTGGGTAGACCGGCAAAAGACGCCGCGTATATTTTTCTGGCCTGTGCCAAATGCTGATACGTATACGTTTCTTAGCTGGCGTATGAAGCGTATTCAAGATGCTGGGAATAGCGGCGAGTTGGAATTTGATATTCCGTCTAGGTTTCTTCCATGCCTAATTACTGGGCTGGCCTACAAGATTGGGCTTAAAAGACCAGAAGCAGTAGATCGTCTTGATAGGCTAAAAGCTGAATACGAAGAAGCATGGACAAACGCCGCCGCTGAAGATCGAGAGCGCATATCCATGCGCCTAGTACCTGCGCGTATGGGGTATTGATGTGGGTAAGCCCTTTGCATCCGGGAAGAACGCACACGGGTTTTGCGATGTGTGTAACTTTCGCTTTAAGCTTAGCGCGCTGCGAAATCAGGTAGTAAACAAAAAGACGACTAATATCATGGCGTGCCCGACATGCCATGATGTAGACCACCCGCAGTTGTGGATAGGTCAGGTTGATAAGTCCGATCCGCAGGCGCTCCGTAAGCCTCGCCCTGATCCATCGTTGGAAGCATCTAGAGAGCTTATTCCGTGAACTACGCAGAACTTGTTCAGGCTATTACGGATTTCTCGTCTGAGAATAACGACACGCTTTTTCAGGACAATATACCTACGTTTGTTCAAAACGCTGAAAAAAGAATTTATCAGGCGATCAAGATTCCGGCGTTTTTCTACAATACAACAATCTCCTTTGTTCAAGATGATCCGACGGTATCGTTGCCGAGCGACTATCTTACCGCCCGCGAGCTTGCGGTGATTGTTAACGGCGCATACTATTACTTGCTGCCAAAGGACGTATCTTTTATACGCGAGGCATACCCCGACCCAACAAGTACCGGCGTACCGAGATATTTCGCTCACATAGCGGATACAACACTAACAGTCGCCCCAACACCCGCCGCCGCGTACATCGGTTCGTTGGGATATTTTTACTATCCCGAAAGCATTGTTACTGCAGGCACGACATGGCTCGGCAATAACTTTGATAACCTACTGCTGTACGGCGCTATGGTAGAAGCTGCGGCGTTCATGAAATCTGATCCTGATATCGTTAAACAGTATAGTGAGCAGTACGCAGTTAATCTTAAACTGCTTCAAGAGTATGCCAAGGGTCAGCACAGGTCTGATACGTACAGGAGATAGCGTGGACGAAGAACCTCTTATCTATACCACTATCGGTAATGTGCCAATTAAAGATTTGCAATATAAGCATTACTGGCTTGAGAGTGAAGAGGCAACTACGTTTGTTGAAGAGTATTACAAAGACGAAATTTTGGTTAAGCGTAATTCACACAGCCGGCTAAAGCAAGGTATTGCGGCCGGGCTTTTTGGGGGTTAAAAGTGGCTAACACACAAGCATGCTGCACATCGTTTAAGGTTGAGTTGCTTAACGGTATCCATGCATTTGGCACTACTGTAGTGCGTGCGGGCACTACAGCAGATTCGTTCAAAGCAGCACTTTACCTGTCTTCTGCTACGATTAACGCCTCCACGACAGCTTATAGTGCTACTGGCGAGGTTACTGGTGCCGGATATTCTGCTGGCGGAGTTGCCGTTACTAATGCGACAGCGCCGACATCGACTGGCACTACTGCGTTTTGGACACCATCTGCGGCGATTGTGTTTACCACAGTGACTGTTGGGCCGACTGATGCCGTGTTGATTTATAATAGCACGCAGAGCAATAAAGCGGTTTCGGTACATACGTTTTCTGTGCAGACGGTCGTAGCCGGTACGCTAACTCTAACTATGCCGACTAACGACGCTACAAATGCGCTGCTTAGGATTGCGTAAATGGCTTCCGTAGCACTGACAGGAGTTCAGGTGTCTGTGCAAACAGGCACTTTTTTCATTGTGTGGCCTTGGACCGAAGCAACGTATACGGTCGGCTTCCCGTGGATTGCGGTCGTGCCATTTGGCAGCGGGCGTGTTAACGTAACTTAAGATAAATATGGCTTCTACCTACACTTCTAGGCTCCGTTTGGTTAAGCCCACTACTGGGGAGCTTACTAACACTTGGGGCGATGTTTTTAATCAGCAGTTTTCTGATCTGATCGATGCTGCCATTGCTGGGTATAGTACCATAGCGCTGTCTGATGTTGATACTACGCTGACAGCGACTAACGGTGCGGCAGATGAATCTCGGCAGATGATGCTGAAATTTACGGGTGTGTTGACGGCGAACAGAAACATCGTCGTTCCGACTACCAGTAAAATGTATTTTGTGCATAACGCCACTACAGGCGGCTATACACTGACTGTTAAGACTTCGGCAGGTACTGGTGTCGCTGTGCTAGCGGGGGATCGTCGGCTTGTAGCTTCTGACGGTACGAATGTTGTTGAAATACTCGACGCGCTACCCGAAGGCGCTAAAATCAACGGATTTGAAATCGGCTACAAAGATATTCCGCAGATTAGCAAATCAGCAAACTATACAACCATACTGTCTGACGCCGGCAAACATATCTACCATCCTGCGGCAGACACCACAGCGCGTGTGTGGACTATCCCCGCTAACGGGTCCGTCGCGTATCCCGTCGGTACAGCCATTACGTTTATCAACGATCTTGGTGCTGGGTCGGTGACTCTTAACATCACATCCGACACCCTTGTAGACGCAGCTAGCGGCAGTACCGGCGCGCGTACGTTGAACGCCCCATCCGTCTATACTGTTGTTAAGGTAGCTGCAACGCGTTGGATGGGTAGCGGTAACGGAGTGAGTTAATGGGCAGTGGTCAGCAGGCCCTGTTAATGGGTGGTGGGTTTGTGCGGCCTGGAGGACCGCCTACGTGCGTTTCTGATATTTACTACACCTGCGGTCCGGATGGCGACCCGTACTGGGCGAATGTGGTGTTGATGTTGCACATGGATTCCGACTTTTCGGATAGCAGTAGTTATAACCATACGCCGACAGTTAACGGGGATGCGGCAATCACAGCCACTGATCCTAAGTGGGGCGCTGGTTGCGGGACTTTTGATGGCAGCGTGGATCGCGTTGACTATGCAAGCTCTGATCTTGCGTTAGGTGCTGGCGATGTTACTATTGAAATGTGGGTGCGCGTGGAAAATCTTAGCGCATCTCAAAAAGGCATTCTTGGCAACTCCAGCGGGTCGCCATATTGGTTCATCGGAAAGAACACCGTCAACCAACTATTCTTCACACAGTTTAGCAGCGGGTCAGTGACGCGCATGGGGTCGGCGGTTGTTGCGGATACTTGGTATCACTTGGCAATGGTGCGCTCTGCAAATGTGTGGT